CAGGCCTTCAGGTACTCATCAAGTTCCTTGACCCGAAGAATACGCAGTTCGGCATCAAGGAGAAGACGCCAGAGGAAAAGGCTGCGGCAGAGAAGCAGTTTGACATCTGATCGTTGGATCTACGTTGGGGGGACGTTTGACCTATTCCACTACGGACACGCTCGATTCCTTGAGCAGTGCTCCAAGTACGGAAAGGTCATCGTCGCCATCAACACCGACGACTTCTGCGAGCGGTACAAGCGAAAGCCAGTCCTGACGCTTGGCGAGCGGATCGAGTCCGTCGCAGCGTGCAAGTGGGTAAACGATGTCATCGTCAACATCGGGGACGAAGACAGCGGAGTCACGATTGACACCATCAAATACAAGAAGGTCACCCACATCGCCCACGGGGATGACTGGACTGGCGACTCGCTCATCGAGCAGCTTGGCATCAGCCAGGAGTGGCTAGACGAGCGGGGCATCTCAATGCTCTACGTTCCATACACCAAGGGTATTTCTACAAGCGACATCATCGGGAGAATCAATGGCGACGTTCACGGCGGTTGTCACTGCGCATAAAGACGAGGCTGGGCTTCGCCGCGTGCTAGGCGACCTCCTGGCATGGCAGGTACGCAAGCCAGACGAGATCATCGCGCTGGCTTCAGAGATTAACCTGACCAGCCTGCGACACGAGTTCCCGTCGGTCATCTTCCACGAAGAGCCGAACAAGGAGGACTGGGGTCACGATAAGCGGGCCAAGGGTCTTGACCTTGCCACTTCAGAATACATCGGCTGGTTTAATCACGACGACTCCTACAACCCAGACTACATCTCAGAGATGATGCGCCACGCCGAAGATGGCAATGATGTGGTATACTGTGGCTGGTCCAGAAGCCACAACCCAGAGTTCAAGGCAAGCAATTCCACGTCTGGAAACTACATCGTCAGGACGCAGGTTGGCAGAGACGCTGGATATAGTGACCGTCACTATGAGGCTGACGGCACATTCATCAACCGCATTGCGGCACTGACCACTTTCATCAAGTTCGTCAACCGCGTCCTGTATTACCACAATGAGGTGAAGCATGCCTAAGACAGCAGCGTGGCAACGCAAAGAAGGTCAGAATCCAAAGGGCGGGCTAAACGCTCGCGGTCGGGCTTCGTACAAGGCACAGACTGGTGGCACATTGAAGGCGCCAGTCAAGAGTGGCGACAACCCACGTCGCGCTTCGTTCCTTGCAAGGATGGGAAATATGCCAGGTCCTGAACGCGATGAGAAGGGGCGCCCGACCCGACTCCTTCTCTCGCTTCAGGCTTGGGGTGCTAGTAGCAAGGCGGATGCTCGCACCAAGGCCAAGAACATCTCATCTCGCCTTAAGGCGAGGAAGGATTGAAGCCGCTCGATAGCGATATTGCCAGAGACCTTGCTCGCGGTCGGAATGACATCGCATTCTTTGCAGAGCGATGGCTTGGCGTAAGGGGGAACCCTGGGCAGATCAGATGGTGGGAAGCGTGCGCCGAGCGTGACGATACTGGTTATCGACCGAGGTACATCACGACGGTCGTCTCAGCTGGGAACCGTGCAGGAAAGACTCTTGCTATGGCTGTTGTGTGCCTCCATCACGCGCTATACAAACTAGGGATTGCCAGCCCAGACGCCTCTGACCCACAATCCTACAAGCGGTGGAGCGACGCTCCATACGAGTGGTACCACGTAGGCATCCAGCAGGAGACCGCGGAACTGGTCTTCCGCGAGATCGAGACCTTGCTAGGCGGAAGCCATCCAGCGCAGAAGGGTCGCGGATGTGCTATCATCAAGGAACTTGGCAAGGTCATTGATACCCAGAAACGGTATCGCGGTGAGTATGCGTGGGTTAAGTTCAACCCCGTGGTCGGCGGCGCAAGCATCCACTTCCGTACTACCCAGGACCGAGCCAAGGCACTCCTCGGTAAGGATATGAACGGCATCTCGTTTGACGAGGCGGCCTTTGAGCCGCACCTGCTGATGATCTACCAAGAGGTGCTCAACCTCCGCCGACTCTCCACTGGTGGTCCACTCCACTTCATCGGGACACCGAGCGAGGGCATCAACGATTACGCGGAACTCTGGGAGAAGGGAAACCTAGACAACCCAGCGCGAGACGAGAAGTTCATCAGCTTCCGACTCTCCACCCGCGACAACATCGGCTACGGACTGACGCAGGAAAACTTTGATGACGTCGTCCGACAGCAGGCAGAGTACCTGATCCCACAGAACATTGACGGGTACTTCATCGAGGCGCGAGACGCCTTCTTCTGGAGTCAGTCAGTCCTTGCGCTGTACAAGCCGCTTGAGGATGACGTCAAGCCAATCAGGCATCACCGCTACATCCAAGGCGTAGACCCAGGCATCTCGCACGATGCGACGTGGGCCATCACGCTGGACATCACCAGCCGCAACAAGATTCGCGGCGTGCGGATCAGGAAGCGCAGCGGCAAGCAGAGCATCTCCGCCGTGGTGAATATGGTCCGAGAGGGACACCTGCTCTACAGCCAAGACGGCGCCTTCTGCACCACCATCGTGGACTCCACTGGTCTTGGCGGCAGGCTCTTCCAGCAGGAGTTCTCAATGATCCGACCGCTCCGAGGATTTGACTTCGGCGGCACGAAGGCGAAGAAGGTAGAGCTCCTCAACGACCTCAAGGCAGTGATCGACAAGGGGCAACTAGAACTCCCGATGGGCGGACCGTGGGATGAACTTAGGAGACAACTCCTGATCTACAAGTTAGACGACAAGAAGTTAGAGCAAGATGCAGTAATGGCATTGGCAATCGCAGTGCGGCACGCGCTGCGGAATCCTGAGAAGGGCGTAGAGAACCCGTCCTTCACATATTTTGGAGTAAGTGACTGATGGCTAAAGTTCGTAAGATCCCAGCGGCGTTCCAGGGAACGCGGGCGATACCAGCGCAATACACTACTGACACTGATATCGCAACGCCTGAACAGATCGCGTCGCTCGGCAAGGCGCTGGACAAAGCGAAGCAGATTCGCCAAGGCAAGCAGATCCTTGACCCAGTAGCCAAGGGCAAGCCAATTGCCACGTCTCCAACGAAGCGCAACATCTTCGGTGGTGAAGTCGAGACTGCGCCAAACGGGACTCCGAACAATGGCATCTCAGGCCGTGGCACCATCAACTTCAAAGCCAACATCGCTGCCGACCGCAGCAAACGTGCTCCTGGCGCCTTCGGCGCTGGTCTCCGTGGGGCACAGGGCACTCTCCGCATCCAGCCAAACGTTGAGAAGCTGTCGCCATCAGAGGCAGCCGCGCTCAAGATGCTGGAGTCCTCGCTCATTGCCAAGGAGCAGGACCCTAAGCAAGACGACGACTTCATTCTCCTTCAGGAAATCCTTGGTCGCAAGCAGTTGGTTGACCCAGAGCAGAACCGCCTCAAGGCGCTGTTCCGCCGTATGGACAACCTCTACCACCCAGAGACGATCACCCTCGGTGGTGCCGACCACTGGTCAGAGGACCCAAGCGCACGCCTCGCTGGCCGCGCCCACGTGTCGGTCAACATCCACCACGCCTATGTCCAGATCCCTGCCGCCATTCAGGCGGTGCGACCTGTCATCAACTACGTCCCAACTGGCGCGACGCCAGAGGACCGACAGGCTGCGCAGTGGCGCGAGCAACTCTTCTTCCGCTGGTGGGAAGCCAACGATATGGACCTACAGATGGAGCAGGCTGCGCTGCTCAAGGAACTCTACGGTCACACTGCCGCCAAGGTATACTGGGACCCAATCGAGCGCGTTCCGAAGATCTCCGTCATTGAGCGACCAGAGAACCTCTACCTCGGCTTCGGCAACAGCGACTACAACCGTCTAGACTGGGCGCTCTACACCTACGGGATGTCGCCACAGTCCATCCAAGAGGACTACGGCGTCAACGTCATCCCAGTCAAGCAGGGCGAGAAGTGGTTCCCGTACACGACACGCGGGACGCACGACGACCCAATCGGCAACGTCTGGGCAAACGCCTTTGAGCGCAACCCGCTCCGACGCGAGACTGCCTACGAGCAGATGCAGATCGAAGTCTACGACTACTGGTACAAGGTCGCCACTGGCCCTGGCAAGGCGCCGCTGGTGTATAATGCCATCTACGTTGGGAACACGCTCGTCAAGAACGAGGCGCACCCAGAGTACGGCGGCAAGATCCCGTACATCCACCTACCGAACGGCAAGATCCCAGGCAGCCCATACGGAAAGCCTGCGCTCTACGATCCTGAGCAACTCCTCCGCGAGAAGGACGAGCGGGTCACTGCAATGGCGCAGATGATCCAGTCCATCGTTGGTGGGCAGATGTGGCAGTTGGTCGGTGCTGAAGCTCCTGATGAGGTACCACCGAACGCGCTGCCAAAGCCTGGTCGTGTGGCAACCCCTGGACCTGGCAACGAACTCCGCGCCATCCAGCCGTTCATTCCGCAGTTCCAGATCGAGCAGTACGTCAGCCGCATTGACCGCGAGTTGACGGTGGCGACTGGCCTCAACGACCTGCTCCTTGGACTTGCGCCAGCGCAGGTGCTGGGCTCCTCACGGGCCATCGCCGCGCTTATCGCTAACTACGAGTCCCGCCTCGCTCCGAAGCGCAAGGTGTTCTACTCTTGGATCAAGCAGGTCTGGGAGATGTGCGCCCGCATCTGGGAGGCAAAGGACAGTGGCGTCAAGCGACTCATTGCTGGCGAATACCGCATTGAGATCGTTGCCCCAGAACTCACTCCGCGAGACACGCTGGAACTTGCCAGCACCGCGATCAACCTCGTGCAGAACCGACTCTGGTCGGCAGAGCGTGCGATGGACCGCGTGGGCGTGGAAGACCCAGTGGGCGAGAAGGAGCTCATCCGCGACGAGCAGACCGACGCAACGCTCAACCCAGCCTCTGTGGCAACAATGACGCAGGTCATTGCGCAGATGCAGCAGATGCAGATGCAGCAACAGCAGGCCTCGCAGGATGCTCTTCAACAGCAACTTGCGATGACGCAGGAACAGGCAGCCAACGCGCAGCGCACGATGGCCTCCCCAGTCCCTGGGAGCGAGTCCCTAAACCAGCCAGAGAATCAAGCGCAGTTGCCGCCTGAGGCGAATGCTGCGAATGCCGCCGCACCAGGCGAGGAGAACCTTCTCCCAGCCCCAACGGCTACCAATGAGGTACCAGCATAATGGCACGACGAGGACGATTCGGACGATCTGAAACTGGCGCTAGCGATTTATCGGCAACGATTCGTTCGCTCATTGCCCAGCAGTTGGCGATGGAGGAGCAGCTCTTTATGAATGCCTTCTACAACGGACTGCCGTACAAGGGAAATGTTCCGACGATGGCGGACGTTGTTGCGTTTTATGAGGACGTTGCCTCCAATGCTGGAATCGTGGAGGGAACGGACGAGTGGGAGGCAATCCAGCAAAAGATTGCTGCTGCGCAAGAATTTTCTACTCAGAAGAATGACCAGGCGATCCGAGAGGAATATTCAGCGATCAAGGCAGAGTTTGAGGCATCAAACGGCGCAAACCTTATGGAGGTTCTAGACTTCATTGAAGGTCGTGCGCAGGAAACCAGCAACGAAAACGATGCTGCGGTATATCAAAGCGCCAAAGGTGGATTTGTAAATTCATTTATTGGATACCGAGGAGAAGCACTTATCCGAGGTGAAATCACCGCAACAGATTATCGTGCAATTTCCGCCGAAGCACTTTCGTATCTCGGTGTAGGGACGCCAGAATATAAGGAAGGTCTCTATAACTCTTATAACTTTGAATTCACTGCCGTAAACCAGCAAATGCTTGATAAATTAACTGGAAAAAGAATAACATCACAACAGTATATTATTTGGGCTCGTGACTTCCGAAAGACAATGGTAGCCGCTGGCATTCCAAAGACCAGTGCGCTTTTTGATAGGGTAAATGCTGCTATCGCCGTGGAGAAGCAGAGTGTTGCTGCTGGATCTGGCGGTGGCCCTGGCGCAACCCCAGCAGGAGAGCGTCTCAACAAGACAACCAACCGACTGAACAAGGCGTGGGAGTTCATCTCGATGACCGTTGGCGGAGGAGAGGGCGGTGCATTCCTCGGTGAAGGAGCGCCAACCACGAAGACCACGCTTGAGCGATACGCAAAGAACCCAGACTACATCATCCTTGCAGCAGACTGGATTGACAGGAATCCTGGCGGAATCCCAGACTACCTTGCCAAGCGAGGCGTAATCGATGGGGATTCATTTAAGTCATATGTTCAGGGCTTGATGAATGACGGGCTTGGAGACGCAACCATTCTATATACCCAAGGCTTTACCAAGGGGTACCAGGAATGGGTTGACGTTAACTCCGCCGCTGGTGCTATTTCACCATTTGCCCAGATCAAGTACACCGCCACCCGATGGAGGGACGAGCGAAATGCCGCTGGGAATGACCAGATGGTTGCGTGGCTTGACAACGAATACAAGAAATACCTTGAAGGTGCAAAGTCGCACTTCGGACAGATTCCTGCTGGAAGCACTGTCACCTCAGAAGTATTAACAATTATTAACAATGAGTACAAGGCTCTTAATGGTGGGTACGTCCCTGGAGAACTCAACATCTCTAACTACGGCGAAGACAAGACAACCTCCGATGAGGTTACACTTGATTTTAGCCTAATTGAAGAAACGTCTCAAAACGCAAAAGATCTTTCAACTGGTAAGAAAGTCAACGTCTGGAATGAAGAAACAAAGAGATACTTGGCAGAAGAGCCTCGCGCTGCTGGTCTGGCCTCTGGCGTATACCAGTACGTCGCTGTGTACAAGAACCCAGACGGATCAATGACATCAGAGGTTCGAATCCTCCAAGGTAAGCAGATCACGTCAGAGGAGACTGGAGAGGCGGTCACTGGTGGCGGAAACTCCCTGCTCTTTGGGTTTAAGTTGGAGGATGGTACCACGTTGGTGCTTGACTCTAACGGAAAACAGTACGATCCAAACATCGTCGGATCTGACGGGGCTGGCGGATTCATCGTCCCAGTTGGCGGTCAGGTTGGCGATAACATTGGCGACGCAAAGCGCATTGACTACAGCGGCATTGGCCGAACAGGACCAATGGGCGTATCTGGAGACACCATTGCTGAACGACGTGCGATGGCGGAGCGTATCAACGCAGCCGACCTTGAGCAGGCAGCACAGCTCGTTCAGGGCGTTGCTGGTGCAATCCAAGACAGGAAGGCACTTGAGCAAGTCGGCAATGACGTCAACGAAGTTCTGGTTGACGCTGGAAAGCTTGGTGCGCAAGCGCTTCAGAAGCTGTCTGGTGCACAGCCAGACCTTAACACGAGGATTAAGATTGCTGAACTTGAGGGCGACACTAGAAAGGCTGAGTTCCTCAGAACTAAGTCAATGTTCTATAACGAGGTAAGCCCAAACTACTTCGTCCCAAAGCCAGAGTACGCTGCGAGAGAAGCGCAGGGTCCAGCATCCGAAATGGCAAGGTCGCTTGGTGAGCCAGGGGCCGCGCTTGTTGGTGCAATCCCAGGAGTTGGGGCACTGTTTGGTCTTGCTCGTGGAATTGAAGGATTCCTTACTGGTGCGCAAGCCCCAGCCGAAGACTTCCGAACAGAAACACAAAAGAAGGCGTCGGCAGCTTACGGAGCCGCAGTATCTGCTCCACAAATTGAGTCAATCCAGAGAACGGGATACAATACGCAAGGTCCAACCAGCGTATTCTTTAGAAATATTAACAATATGCCAACTCCTCCTAAGTCATTGACCAGCCCGATTAGCGGCGCGTCAACGTACCTTGCGACGCAGGCAAGCGTCCCAATGCCAAGTGCAAAGATTGCTGCGCCTAAGCCGCCTCCAACCACAGTGCTTGCACCTGGATCGCTTGCACTACAAAGGGTAGCTGGAGACTCGCTTGCTGAACGTCGAGAAACGTTCTTGCGGTTGAATCCAAAGCCAACCACAACCGTTCCACTGCGAGTTAACGGTCCACGTCTGGGTATGCGTTAATGCCAACAGCACTTGATCTTAGGGGTGGCGGGAGCACAAGCCCTAATCGAACCCCATCAATCCAGAGACCAACGACGTACGGAAGCCTCACAAGAGAAGAGGTTACTGGCGCTGGCCGAGTTGCCATTGGCATCTCCGAGCCAAGCAAAACGCTCCAACAGTCTGTTGGGAACGTCAATGCTGGATTCATTGGGCTTGGCAAAGGTCTAGTTTCTATTGCAGAGAATTTGCCAGTCATTGGCGCTGTTGCAAAGCCCATCATTGGCGTAGTCGGATCAATTGCCGACAACACCATTGGACGTGGGGTAAGCCTGCTAGAGCAGGTAAAGATTGGCGATATGAACCTTGCGCAGGCTGCCGTCAAGGGGCTTGAGGTTGTTGGCACGCCACTTGCTGTCGGCGTTGACGCCCTGAGTTGGGCTGGCCGAGAGGTTGAGAAGGGCGTTGCTCGCGCACGCCTGATCAATGCCCAAACTGGCAAGAATGACATCATCACCGCAGCGTTTGGTAATGCTCCGAAGGAAGCACTTGGGATGATTGCAAAGGGTGCGACCATCGAGGAGGCAGCCGAGGCGCTGGCAAACAGCAACGCTGGATTCAGCGAGAACGGTGCGGCAAACTTCATCTACTCTCTCATCCTTGACCCAATGAACCTGGCGCTTCCAGGTCTTGGAAAGGTTGCTGCCATCGGAAAGCAGGCAGCATTCCTCAACAAGTTTGGCGTGGCTAAACTGCTTGAGGACTCTAAGGCTGCTGCCGCGCTTGGCAACACCGACGCAGCGCAGTCCCTCGCCGATAGCGCCGCATTCCTTGAAAAGCACCAGTTTGTCGGGAAGATCTACGACGAGACGGTTGGCCGAGTCTCTGGCATTGCTAAGAAGCTTGCCCCAACCCACGTGAAGGAAGCCGCAGTCGGATGGACTCGCGTTCACAATGTCAAGGTTGTAGATGGCCTACTGAATCAGGTTGGAAAAATCGCTGGCAAGGATATCGTAGACCGAGGACTGAAGAACTACGCCGCCACATTCTCCAACGCGGTCAAGGCTGGTGCTGTTCGGGCGCGATCAATGATCGTGCGATCTGGAGCACAGGACTTTGCAGACAACGTACTTGGTGACTTCATCCGTAAGGCAAAGGACGGCAAGGATGCGGTGCTTGCCACCAAGGCGGCAGACAGCACAATTGGCGCCCTGCTAAAGGATATCGGGTACGGGGACAAAGTTGATGCGCTTTACAAGAAGGTTGACGACGCCATCAAGAGTGGCACCCGCGAGGACGAGATCCGCAGGATGCTGATCAAAGAGCGAGATGAGATCCTGGAGAAACAGTCAACTGCCGCAATCAAGCGTGACCAGAAGGTCATCAGGGTAACAGCAAAGTATAATGCAGACAATAATGTCCGCATCTCCTCCGAAGACGCCGTCCGAATCCTGAACAACGATAAGCTGAATCGAGTGCCGTCCGCACAGAACCGTGCCGTTGGCGAGCGAGAACTGGCAGACGATCTGGTCGCTGGGTTTGGCATTCGCGGAGAAGATGCTCGTGCCATTGCCAAGGCGCAGTTTGATCAGCACGCTGGAGATGTACGCGCACTTACCGATGTGCTATCGATGGCTCGTGGTGCTGCATTCGGTCAGGCAATGCGAGAAACCGCTGGCATCAGAAGCCTGCTGAACAAGGTCATCAAGGAGGGCGACGAAGTCCTCGGCAAGTACCGACGTATTACCATTATGTCTGGTCGAAGCCTAAGCGAGACAGAGGCCGCACGGATCAACAAGCAAGTCCAGGATCTTCGCAAGACGTTGAAGGCAGCACAAGAGGCTGGCGATGACCAGCTTGTTGCTTCTACCAAGAATGAACTCCGTGCTATTGCGGACAATCTTGTGCAGTCATATGACGAATTCTCAGCCCAGTTCGGCTCAGAGACGATGACGCTTCACACCTACGACGCCGTTCTAAACCATTTGAAGAAGGCGGAGAAGATCACCGTCCGAGACCTGACCGAGAAGGAACTTGCTGAAATCTCCGCACGAGCCGCTGGAAGCCAGGAGTTCAGGCAGTTGGAGAACCTAGTTGGACGACTGCGAGGATATGGCTACCGAGTTGGTATCGCCCCAGAGGAAGGGACAGTCAGTAAGGTCACGACGCTCGTCACTGACCACAACGGCAACGAGAAGATTGTCAAGATGACGATGCCATTTGCCGACACGTTGGATGACATTGCCGTAAACAGCAAATTCACTGGGGAACTGGACGTTGCGCTTGATGGCGCCAAGATGCGACCAAGCAGCATCTCGCGTCTATGGGACTCAATGACTCGACCATACGGATCTGAGGTTGTCAAGGCCAACGTGATGGAGCGATTCGTTAGCAGCCTCGTAAGCAAGACTGAAGCGGCTGCCAAGCGGAACATTGAACTCGGTCTTGGCGGCCCTACGAAGGGAGTCTCCGTCAACGAGGCACGAGAGATTATGGCCCGACTTACTACGCTTGCGGCACAGCAGGAGACCAAGGTCGGCGCACTCTTTATGGAGTGGAAGCAGGTTAACGAGATCTTCCAGGATGTGCTACAAAAGAAGTACGGCTTGATTGCCGATGCTGGCTCTGAGCCGATCAAGGAACTTGTTGCCGCTGCGGCTGGGGACTGGTCAGTCGCTGGCTTGACTAGCGGTCTGTCTGGTCGCGTGAAGGCGCTTGCACCACAGATCACTATCCTTACCGACCGCATCTACCCAGAAGTTCGCTTCGGTCGACTGAACCCATACTTCAACCTGATCTTGGAGCGCATCGAGACGAACATCCAACTTGTCGTTCACAACATCCGCAAGGAAGTTGCCGACGAGATGCTTGGCGACATCCGTGGCGCCGTGGTACGCAAGGCCCACCTTGACCCACGCAACGTTGTCCGAGAGATTGCAGACAACACCATCAATGGCGTTCGGGCCAAGGCAACAAG